ACTCAACAGGAACGAGTAACGAGGACAAGATAACCGGCTGGACTTTATTTGCTACGGTGTGGGCGAGTTATAGTGCTTCGCGTGGAACAGTTTCCTTAGATCAGGATAGGGTAGTTTATACACAGACTTCTACCATGACGATCAGGTACAGAACAGACCTGAACGTAAGGATGAGGGTAGTAGATGAGAACGGGCAGGTTTACGCGATAGTAAGTATCGCAGAGAGCGGAGACAGGAAAAGATATTTAGACTTAACAGTCAACATAGTAGATAATGAGTTCTGGAGTTAGCATATCGGTAACCGGATTAAAAGAGGTAGACGCCGTTCTTAAAGGTCTGCCTTTGCAATTTCAGGACAGGGTACTTAAGGCGGCTCACGCTGATGCGGCCAAGCCTTTGATTTCAGCGGCTCAGGGTCTTGCTCCGGTTGGTAAGACCGGCAATTTAAGAAGGTCAATAGGGGTCGAAAGGATCAGTTTAAAGAAGACTAACGAAGTAGGGTTGGTAAGAGTAGGACCGAGAAGAAGAGGGGGTTATAAAGGCTTCCACGCTCATTTAATAGAGTTTGGAAAGACCAACAGGGACGGAAGTAAAACAAATCCAAATCCTTTCATGCAGCCCGCATTTGAGCAGACAAAAAGCACGGTAGAGGGAAACATAAAAGATAGCCTTATTAAAAAACTGGATCAGTTTATAAGAAGGACACTTAAGAGAAGATGATAAACGCTGTCACCTACATATTAGAGAATAACGCAACCGTTCAGGGGCTTGTTGGCGCACGTTCAAGGGGTAGTGATTATAAAGTATTCCCGGTGGTGGTTCCTTCAAGTGAGGAGGCTCCATATATCGTAGCAAGGCAGACAGGTAAGGTTTCAGCGGGTAAGAGTTGCGGTTATATCTATACAATAGATGTGATCAGTTACGCGACTTCATACGATGCGGTGAATGCTTTAAATGCGGCTGTCGTTTCGGCTATTGAGGCGCAAGCATCGGCAACGGTTAACGGGGTGACCTTCGGATACCTGAACCAGGTAAACGAGTCAGATGATTTCGTAAAAGGAGATCATGATCTATACGCTAAGATTTCAACATTTGAAGGACAGGCAGGATGAGATTGATATTAAAAAAAAGCTGGAAACACCCATACCGGAATAAACCTTATCCGGTAGGAACTATTATTCAGCCTGATTTCAACTTAGCGCACGAACTATTAGCAGATAAAATAGCGGGTATCTATGAAGGGCCATACCCACCAAAAGAAAAACTAAAAATGAATCTTTCACAATTAAATCTAAAATAAAATGGCAGTAATAAATGGTAATTCGGTAGGCGTGTATGTGGGAGGAACCCTTATAGGGTGCCTTACGGGATGCACACTTGATACCTCACGCGAGGAGATCATAGTAACTTGTAAAGATAATGACGGTGACAAAGCATCTATTTTAGGTGGTGCTACTACTACCGTTACTTTTCAGGGTAACTGGAACCCCTCCTCTACTTATGGTCTTGATGAGTTGTTTGATATTTATGATAACGCCACAGAGGTAAGTTTAGGATTTGGTGACAGAACCAACCTGACAATATATACTCAGGCGTATCTTCAGCAGCTTTCATGGGATGGACCTTTAAATGCGGCAAGTACATTCTCAGGTACTTTCTCATGCACTGGATCATTCACTAAAACTACTACCTAATGGTATTTGAGTTTGATGATTTTGGTTTCAAGTTTGGTTTATATGCTTCGGCAATAACTGAAAAAGAGGCGGGCGTGCCGATTAGTAAGGTGATTGAGGGGATGGGTAGGGGTGAAATCCTGCCCATACTTCAATACTTCTATGGGGCCGCTGTTTCTTACAATGAAGCCAAAGGAAGGCCAAAGGTAACAATATCACAGGTTTCTGACCTGATTGAGAAATTAGGTTTTGATAAGGCGATGGGTGTTTTTAACGATTCACTGCAGATGCCAAAAAACTCGGAAGCCCCGAAGGAGACGGGGCAGAGTTAAAAATCAATGACCTGCTGGAAATAGCGGTCGCTGATGTGGGTATTTCTCCGGCTGAGTTTTGGTCTTTGAGTTGGTACGAGTGGGGCTGTTATATGCTTCGGTTAAAGAAGCGCATTGAAAGAGAGAACTTTCTTTGGGAGGAGGACTGGGAAAGAACACGTACTATGTGGGCCACATTGGTAAACGTACACGGAAACAAAAAGACACCTAAAGACCTGATAAAGTTGCCGAGGGACAAAGAGGAAAAGCCTGAAATGATGACACCGGAACAAGTAGAAAGTAAATTTCCAACTACACTAAATGGCAAATAGCATCTTAGCAAAAATGGCGGTTCAGATCACTGCGAATACAGCGCAGTTAAATGCCGCTTTAAAGCAATCAAGTTCTGCCGTTAGTAAGTTTCAGTCAAGTATTGCTGATGCCGCTAAGGGATTTGTGGCCGGATTTGGAGCTATGCAAATAGCTGGATTCGCTTTGGATATTTCAAAACTTGCCGGTGAAGCTGAGGGTGTTAAAAGGGCTTTTGATAAATTACCGGATTCAGTAAATATATTAAGAGAACTCAAGGACGTTACCCGTGGAACGGTTAGCGAACTTGAGTTAATGAAAAGGGCCGTTACCGCCACTAACTTTGGCATTCAATTAGAATCACTGCCTAAACTACTTGAATTTGCCACGGTTAGAGCGCAACAGACGGGCCAGTCAGTCGATTACCTTGTAGACTCAATTGTTACCGGTATTGGCCGCAAATCCCCCTTGATACTTGATAACTTAGGTATCTCTACTACCAGGTTAAAAGAACAATTTAACGGTGCTGCATTAGAAGCGCAAAGTATTGCCGATGTGGCTGCGGCTGTTGGAAAGATAGCCGAGGAAGAACTGACTAAAATGGGTTCAGTAGTTGAAACAAACTCAACCAAACTTCAAAGGCTTAATGCTGAATGGGTGAATTTAAAAGTTGCAATAGGAGGATCAAGCGCGGCAACTTTTGGATTTAGTTCAATTATAGATTCACTCACATCACAGTTACAGATATTAACTGATGTAATAAATAACGGATTTAAAAAGGCATTAGTAGATGCATTTCCTTTTTTATCTGATTTGATTGATACATCCGAACACGGTGCTTCGGTTACATGGGATAATGTAAAAGCAACAACAGAGGACACAAAGGCAATAAATGAAAATACAAATGCGGTAAATAAAAACGTAAAATCACAAGAAGGTTTATTTGAGATTTCAGAAAAAGCTAGACAAGCAAGGATAAAAGGTCTTGAAGAAGAACTTGCTAATAAGTTCAAACTTCAATCTTATCAGGGTAAAATAGGTAAGGAAGGATTAACGGGATTTACAAACATATCACCAGAAGCACTTAGTTCGGCAACAGCATTTGCGCAGGCACAAAACGCAATATCAAATGCGGTTGATACAGCCAATTTAAAACAGAAACAACAGATTGACATTATAATGATGCAGCGTGAAGCGTGGGCCTCATTAGGTAATCAGATGGGTATCGCATTAGGTGAAACCATAGCAGCTTCGGAAGGTATAGCGCAAACAGTAAAAAGACTTGGTTTAAGCATTATAAATACACTCGAACAAATCACTTTAGCAAGGATGATCGAGAAAAATTCGAAATACGGAATACCTGGTATTATTGCCGCTGCTGCCGGTTTTGGAATTGTGAAAGGATTATTCAATAAAATAAAAGGCAGTGGCGGTTCTGTAAATGCAGGTTCTACCCGTGTAGGAAGAACAGACTTAGGATCAAGAGTAGAATTTGAAATCAGAGGCGAAAATCTTTACGGTGTATTAACTAACTATCAAAGGAACTCACGCTTAACTACGGCAGGTGGCTAGTATATTAATAAATAAGATCACATTCTTAAAGAACTATCGGGGCTATCTTGCTTCCGACGTTCTCGAAGTATATGTAGAGGAGGAAGATATTATTTCCAGCCCTAACATATATTCTTTTGAGGACACCGGAATAACAGTTTATAAAAACAAAACTTTAATAACTTCAGGTTCTCCAATAAGCTACTCAGATACTTCATCGATATCGGCACAACCTTACGATGTGTCTTTTTGTTTGGGTACTGAATTAGTAAAGTTTTTTAATTACGAAAACTTCCCGTACGCATTTTATTACACTAATCCGGATTCAGTAGAATGTGGCGCAACTCCTTCAGTTTGTGATTTGATAGTAGTTGGCGTTCCGTTAATAACAAATGCAAGCGGGGCAACAACCGCAGACGGTGAGGCGGTAATAGCCGCAACCTCTACCAATGCAATAGAATACAAGCTAAACGAGGACTTTATTTACGGTCAAGGGCAATCATCCGGAACGTTTACCGGTTTGCTTCCTGGTGTTTACAGGGTATTTGTAAGGGACGCAAAGAACTGCGCGGCTAATACGATATTTGAAATCAGCTACGATGCTACTTATGGCGCACGGTATCAATTGGAATACTACGACTATGCCGGTTTTCATTCTAAAGTAGAAATAACAGAGCGCGACTATGCCGGAAGCGTGGAAGAGATTTGCGGGGATGATGTTCCGGTAACAATTCGTTTAAGGGGTGAAGGTAACGACTACAAATATGAACCTTTAATAGCGGGGCAGATTGATATTGGTCTTTTATCTGAAACCGATCAACAATACTTAGAACTTTACACAAACGATCCGCAAAAATACCGAATTAATTTATACAAGGATTTAGGGGCCGGATATGATTTGAAGTTTACCGGTAAACTGCTTCCTTTTGTTTACTCAGAGGAATATAAAGCACCGCCTTATATTATTCAGGTAAGCGGATCAGATGGACTTGCTGAGTTAAAGGACTATTCATTTGTAAAGCCTGACGGGTTGAGGTTTTATGGCAAGATGAAACTTATTAAAATCATTGCCTACTGCCTTTCATTTACCAAACTTGATTTGAATATTCGGGTAGGTGTCAATATGTACGCTACCGGCATGAATGAAACGGCTGCGGATGACCCGTTAGATCAGGCGTATGTTGACACAGAAAGTTTCTACCTTCATGATGACGAGGCAAGCGTGGCATTCGTTCTTGCTTCAATTATAGAACCATTTGGGGCAAGGTTGGTTCAATGGGATGGATGTTGGAATATTGTTCGTGTGGATGAAATGCAATCATCTTACGACTATCGGGAATATGACAAAGACGGTGATTATCTTTCAAATAGCTCATTTAATCCTGTTCATGACATAGACTTTGTAGAGGGTGGCGATGTGTCTTTTAACGGACTTCCTAACCTTGAAATGCGGTCAGGTTACGGACTTGTATCAGTAGACTACAAGTTGGGATATAAAAATAACATCCTTAATAACGGTGATTTCAGACTAGCGACACGGTTTGAGAATGGCGTATATCAAAGCGTAATTAATACAGAGGGGTGGGCAGTTTATAACGAAGGTTATTCACTCATCAAATCTTACGAGGTAATAGATCAGAATAACGTTGCTTTGGTCCTGACTAATCCAACGGAAGAACTCACAAACATAGGCGAGGCTGCTGTTTACTCATTCGATAATTATACGGTTAAAATGGGTGCAGGAAATACCCTAAAAATTACTGTCAGATTTAAGGTACAACCGCCTTTTAACATTCCGGTAAGATATATCAAGCTGCGGATAAAAGTTAAATACGGTGACCTATATTTGAATAAAGACGGTAGCTGGTCGTATATTGATGGAACGGTAGATTTTTATATCACTAAGTTTAACGAATATCAGGACGTTGAGATAGTAGCCCGTCAACCGGAACACGAAGCACCGGAGGACGGTTTGGCTTTTAATGTCCGTGTTTATCATGCTCACGCCTACTATGCAGAAAGCACGGCAACGGTTTCAAGTATTAAGACCATTGACACCACAAGTACAGACGTAAACACATTAACAGTAAACACGGCAAGCGGAACGGATACATATACCTCAACAACAGGCGCAACTTCATACACTGCAGGAGATGCTTACGTTATTAAGTTTGCCAATAACAACACCGGGGCCGCTACAATTAACCTTGATTCTTTAGGTGCAAAAGCTTTAAAGAAAGATGTAAGTACCGCACTATCAGCAAATGATATTATAGCCAATGAAAAGTATCTTATCGTTTATGACGGCACTAATTTTCAGATAAAACCGGCAAAGGCTAAGACGGTAAAAGATAAAACTGAATACCGCACTCTTTACAGTTCGCCAAATAAAATGCTTTACTACGAATTGGAAGAGATCACTGAAACAGATGATGATTACGACATAGTAAGGCCGAATGACTATGATGCCACTTACAACCCGGTTCAATGGGTTTTAAAGGGTGTAGGTAATTTACTTAATCCAGTTACTGATTTCGCCATAGATTATATCAGGGTTCAGTTTCAAACAAATGGAACGGACCCAATTAAAAACCTGGTATTATCAAAGATTGCAGAACCTAAAAACAGGCTTGAACTTAAACGGGATTTATTTATAGGATCTTCCGCAAGTTCAATAGAGATAAACGGAGGCGTGTATTT